AACCAGTTAATCCAACTATTTGATCTGCTGGTGTTATTGTGCCTACAGAAGCACTGAAAGATACACCTGTTAATCCCATTACTTGATCTGGTGCATCTAATTCTCCTACGGATGATGTTATTTCTTGACCTGTCAAAGCGACTGCAGAAGAACCCAAACCTACTAAAGTTCCTAATGCAAATTCTGATTCTTGACCATCTAATGTTACAGAGTTGTTTGGTGCAACAGCTGTGCCTTGTTCTGATGTTATCTCTAAACCTGTTGGTTGAACAAGAGTTCCTGAGAAAGCAATTGCTGTACCTTGTTCTGTTGTAATTTCTTGTCCTGTTACAGATACATCTTCGTTAGGTGCTACAGCTGTACCTTGTTCTGCTGTAAATTGTTGACCTGTTAAACCCATCACTTGATCGGCAGGTGTAATAAGTCCTAAAGCACTTGCAATTTCTTGACCTGATAATTCTAGTGATACATCAATACCTGTAGATAAAGATCCAACGTTTGTAGGTAAATTAGGTGTTACATCAATTGCAGGTGATATAGAACCAACATTAGATGTAAATTGTTCTCCAGTTAAATCAACAACACCTGTACCAGTTGCAGTTAATGAACCAACTTCAGATGAAAAAGATAATCCTGTTAATGTAACAGTTTCGTTTGCAAGATTTCCCCATTGACCAGCGTTCCAAGTTTTTGCACCCCAACCTGTAGCTAGTTCTGTATCTTGACCATAATACGCCTGTCCCCAGGTGAATCGGCCCCATCCTGAGTCAACCGACATGGGCTACTCCTATGCTAATCTGATTATTGCGCTACTCGCGTCTGCTGTTGGAAATTGAATAGTGAATGTTCCGTTAGTTGCAGTCTTGTCACCACCAAAAGCTATAACAGCAACAGCATCAGTTGTTCCTGAACCACCATCTGTTGTTGTGTTATAAATTAAAGCACCATTTGCAGTAAATGAAGCTGAATTGTAAGTTACATCAGCAAAGTCTGTAAATGCAGTTGTTGAGGATAATGACACACCTTCATTTGTTAATGTAGCACCACCTGCTGTGTAAGCAGAACCAGATGTATTTGTAATTTCGTTTGAAGTTGAATAGTCAGTTGTTGAAGCACCTAAAGTTGCAGAACTTGTGAACAATGCAATTTTAAAAGTGTGTCCACCTGATGAATCAAAATCGTGTTTGCCTTGTAAAAGTTCTTGTTTGAAACTTGAACATATTGCCGATGTAATTGCCATAATTTATATCTCCTATTACGGTGACGGTGATGGGATTGGTATTCTAACAGTTCCATCAGAATAATCGTCCCTTTTACGTCTACCAAGTTGCTCTCCAGCAAACTTCTGTACTTCTTGTTTATACTTATTTTCGTAAAGTGTCAACATATCTATCGGACCTTTTAGGAACGAAAATGCTTCTACTAAACATGCATATAATAAACCATTTGGAAAATATTGGCTTATATAAGTCGTTGTATTTGAGCTTGATAATCCATCTGGAATAGCTTCATAATGAATTTTAAATGTATATGTAGTGTCAGGTGCAGGAGCTAAAAATAGTCTACCTGATGTAGTGTCTGATACACCTGTTGCTCCACCAAACATTGCATAATACTTAGGTTGTCCTCTAGATGCTGATTCTGTTGATGGTTCATATTCTTGTAAATAAGATTCATCTTTTTTCTCTAACCATCTGTTATTTCCTGTAGATGCAGATGTAGAATCGTATACTTGCACACCTTTTACAAATAAAGTTTTTGCAGGAACGTTAATTGTATTTTGTCCTGTAACTAAATTACCGATCGATTGTTTTTTATATGCATCAATTGGTATTTCTCTTAATATTTTAAATTCTGCATTTTCAATAATATCATCAGTAATTGTAGAAGTTAAAACGTTACTATCTACTTCTGTATAATCTAGAATAGCTTGTGTTAATGTTGCGTAAGTAAATCCTGACATTATTCAGCCACCTTTGGATTACATTTTGGACATCTGTGTTTATATTTAGAATGATCTTCACAGTGATTTACTGGTTCATACATTTCTATATGCTCGTCTTCTTTAAAACCAGCCCAAGATTCTATGAAACCTTTTATTATATTTTTTATATGATTTATCATGGTGATATTGTAACTGGACCTGCGGTCACAGTCATTCCTCCTGACTTTTCTGTTACACTCGCTGTTGTTCCAACATTAAAAGTATAACTGTTTGTATCTACAACTGTTATACTAAATCCTGAAGTATTTTCAAATACTGTAAATGCTATTCCTCCAGGGCTTCCTTCAACATTTCTGAATACAACTGTATCTGATGTTGATCTTCCATGACCAGGTTCTTTTACTGTAACAACAGCAGAACCACTTGTTAAACTAAATGGATTACCTGGTAATAAGTTGGGTGTTGCTGGTTCTATTCTATCTGTTCTAACATTTTGTAATGAAATACCATCAGCTCCATTAGGTTTTGGTTCTAATTGTGGCTGTTTTGGTTCATACTCTGTGAAATGAACTAAAGATCCATTCCATTCTCTAACCATTTCTTGATATGGAAACTCCATACCAGATCTGTCTGATATTGCTTTTGCGTATTTACCTGTTGCGAATCTTGACATTATACTCCTGGGTAATAAACTTTTGGTGTTATATATGTACTAGATGCAGAGCCATCTTCAGCTAATGCTCTTTGTAATTCATCTTCGTAAATTAATTTATTTTGTTGTGTTAATTGTGGTGTATATTTCATAGCTAAATAATATGCTAAACCAGCAACCATACATGGTACAAATCTAAAAGGTACATCAGTTGCATTTGTATAATTACCAACATCTTGTATTCTTTTTATAAAATAAAAATGCATATCTTTAGATGCATTAGTTGAATCTGGTGTTGGATAAATATGTATTCTTACCTTATCAATAAATCTTTCTACCCAATATTGATTAGGTGTTCCTTGTGCTAACTTATTAGAAAAAGCAGCATAAGTTGATCTATCAACTTTAGTCATCGGTGAATCAGATTGTGTTGTTTGTGTTTTATTAGATCTTAATTGTGCTTCAAGGACATCGGACATACCATAAATACCATCTGTAGGAGAAGTAGTCGCACTTGTACCATCTGAACTTGCTCTAAAAAAATCATAATCAGATTGTCCTTGTACTAAATCAAGATTAGTATCTTCTATTTCCCAATAATGAATACCTCTATTACCCCATTCTTGAAATAAGATATTAAGAGATCTTCTTGCTGATCGTAACTGATTTCCTGAAACTGCTTGCATTCCAATACGCTCGAATGCATCTTCTATGATTTCATCAATAGAAAACGTTTTATCGAACGTTGTAGTTCCAGAGGTAGTGTTAGCCATTTAACCTCCTAGCCAGTATAACCAATAGTAACTGATGTTGTATTAGTTAAATCTAAATATATTCCAGTTCTACATCTGATACCACTTCCTGGAACATATATGTCAATCCCTTCAGTTCCGCAATTACCTTCGAATACTAAAGTTCCTGTTGCATCTGTTCCATCATATAATTTGATATTACTGTTAGCCACACCTTCAGCTTGAATATAAGTTATTCTAGCTGGTCCAATAAATGAACCTGAAGCGTTTGTTGCTCTACCAAATCTACCGTCAGAAGTTCTACATGAAAACTGTTGGTCTGATGTTGCCATAATTTGTTTCTCCTTAAAATTGATGTGGGCCCGAAAGCCCACAAATTATTTACTAACTAGCGTCAGCTGAGCTTGATACACCAATAAATTTCATAACTATTGTTGCACCTGCAGCTCCTGGATCACCACTTAAAACTACTTCTACTTCATCTGCTGTTGCAGTTGATGCAGTTGTAGCTCCGCCAGACATTCCTAAAACTCCGTTGCAAGGAAAGAATCCTTTAAAACCAGTTGAGTTTGTAGCAGCTGTGATTCCATCTACGAAACCATCTGTGTCTGCATCTGTTCCGATGTCAACTAAGTTAACAGCGTTTGTTGATGCGGTTGTTACAGCGATTGTAACACCCATTGGAATGAAATTGTCAGGCATTCCGATTGCTGATTCTTTTCCTGTAGTAGCACCATTAGCAACAGTTACTGTTGCAGTGTATTGAGAAAAAGTCATCTCATTTGTTAAAGCACCAGTAGACGCACTTTTAACGATTGTTTTAAAACCGTTTTCCGAACGTACTGGTCCTGTGAACGTAGTATTTGCCATAATTATATCCTCCTAGTTTTTGATCATAGTCTCTAGGCCGTCGACTATACTCGTCTATGATCTAATTAATTGTATAGTGATGAAACTATATACTAGATTTTAAT